CTATGAAAATAGCATCTGCTGCTTGGACTTGGATTTCCGAACATTGTTCTTGTTTGTTTGGTTCCAAGTTCAAAGCGCAGATAGCCACCCCTATTAATACTAAAGCTCTAACTATGCTCATAACTTGCATTTGTGGTTTGTTGGGTGCCAACAAGTTGCCTTGCAAGTCTATGATTACAACTGTCCTTAAGAGTCTAGGCGATGTTGGTAGAGCAACGCAAGGGTATCGTGTTTTATCCGAGTGTTTCTCCCCAATCTTTAATAGAGTTTACAAGACTGTGTACCAATTTCTTTTTGGTGTGCCCCCTGAAATGACCGATTTAGAGAGTATGTTGACCGATATTCGACTTTGGTTCCTTGATGTAGAGCGTTTGACCCCCTTAAGTAAACAAGATTCCATCCCTACTGACTATAAAACCATTAGGGATGTTGAGCGCGTTTACAATAAGGGCTTAATGTTTTTACGTCAGATAGATATGTTAAAATTGTCCCCACCTGATAAAGAACCCTTCCTTAAGTATTGGATGTTAATGCAAAAAATATATGATCGTGCTATAGCTCAAGGTGTTAGAAAATCTGAACCCCGTACTGAACCAGTTATAATACATTTGTTTGGATCATCTGGTGTAGGTAAATCTGGTTTAGTATATCTGTTGGCGCAGGATATTTGTGCCCAAGAAGGATTAGCTAGTGAGACTATGGACGAGACATACTTTAGAAATGTAGAACAAGAATTTTGGGACGGATACCATGGCCAAATGGTATGTGTGTATGATGATTTTGGACAAATGAAAGATGTGCAAGGATCCCCTAATCCTGAATTTATGGAGATTGTACGATGCAGAAATATAGCTCCATGGCCTTTGCACATGGCTCATTTAGAAGATAAAGCACGAACGCGGTTCACTTCTCGCGCTATAATTTTGACTTCTAATGAGTCCCATTATTTAACTCCATCTTTAACTTGTCCTGAAGCATTTGATAGACGTTTGGATTTGAGTGCCAAAGTTAAAATTAAGAAAGAATTCCTTATTCCTGGTACTGAGAGATTAGATCCCGATAAAGTCTCTAAACCCCTAGATGAAAGTGTTTATCTCTTTTGTTTGCACGAGAATAAGAAACCTCTCGTAGACAGTAAAGGTAAAGAAATTTGGCTTGATTATGATAAATTTTCCAAATTATGTGTAACTAAGTACAATAAAATGTATTACTCATCCAAACGTAGATTAGAATGTTTACAACAAAGGAGTCACGATTTGAAAGATAAACCCACCAATCCCATGAAAGCGCAAATCAATTTAGAAGAGATAACTGTAGATAGGTGCATACAATCTGTTGTTTGGCTAAATGCTAGAGATCCCCCTAACCCTTTTAATAAATCTGCACTTGTTGATGATGGAATACTCACTGAAATTCAAAATGAAGAACTACTTGAATTAGCAGTTAAAAGTGAAGATTATTTTGATTTCATGATTGCTGCTAGTGAGTATTGCATAGCAAAGGAGATAGACTTATTGCGAGTTATCACCCCAGAAGAAGCTAGTGTAGATTATAGGGCGCTCCATCAATCTATTTATGACCGTAAATTGACCGAAAACAAACGAGTTGGGCCCCTGCGAAATTATGTAGATTATATGTTTGAACGTTTACGTTTAACTATAATTGATGCTTTTCACCGTATTAAGGATACCGTTGCCAAGAACTATATAACGTTTGGTAGTATAGCTGTTGGTATTGTTGCTTTATACGGTTTGAAGTCATTTTTCGCACC